ATATGAGCGAGCTAGACGCTCAGGGTATACAGTTAGGATATACAGAGGTCTCTGACTTAGGCGATACCGTAACGATCCCCACAGGTGCTCTTAGGGGCTTGATTGCTAACATGGCGATAGAGGTAGCTCCAGATTACAACGGGGTAATCTCTCAAGGTCTGGTGAGGGCTGCGCGAGATGGATTTAACACCATGAGGCTGTTAGGTCAAACAATGGGTGAGAGCAAGATGCCTGCAACTCTTCCGATTGGATCAGGCAACGAAGATACGCTCTTCGGCTTCCCCGGACATTTTTATCCAGAGTCAGAGGAGGATATTCTCGCGGAGTCTACTGGCTCGATTGGATTGGAGTTGAACACAAATGGATAGATCACAAGGCAGAAAGAAGTCCGATTTTGTAGCGAAGACTTCCGTAGATGCTGGAGCTTATGTTGATTACTTTGTCAACGGCACAAACTACAAGATCGCATATAGTGACTTCCTTGCAGGATTGGGTGTCACCGGGACCATTGTGCAAACTGGCGCTCCTACTGGGACAGCGGTTCTGGATATTGATGGGACTGTAAACAAGATCAGGAGCATTGAGGGTGGAGCAGGAATACTGGCTAACGTATCTGCTGAGAACGGCGTGGAGATAAAGCACAACTTCTCTGCCGATTCTACCGGATCTCCACTGCTACTTAACGTAACAGATGTTACTCCTGACATTGCGAGCCTGGTTGCTGGAGATGGAATAAACTTAGCGTCAACTGATAATTATGTAACTGTTTCAACCACATCTTTACCCTATGCTCAGGTTTACCTTTCAACTTCGGCAATAACTACAATATCCGCGACTGATACACCAGTAAAAGTTAATGGGACATTTATTGTTGGCATTGAGTCGGGCTTTACGGGAGACACTAGTGGGAAAATAATTTACAACGGAACAGATGATATTATTGCAAATGTTAAGGCAACAGTTACATTTAAAAGTGATACATCAAATAACCAAGAACTTGCTATCTATATTGCAAAAAATGGAACAGTGCAGGCTGGTTCTGAAGTAGGCAGGATTGTTGATTCTGGAAGTGGCTCCTACGGAAATGTTGGAACTTTTTTCAAAGTTTCATTGTCTGAAAATGATTTTGTTGAACTTTTTGTTGAAAATAAAACCAGCACAGATGACGTTGATGTGCTCAACGTAATTTTGAGCGTTTAAGACTAATGCCTAAAGTTGTTCTGCCAATAGCGAATGGATATTATCAAAGCGATTCCCTGCCGATATCGGCTCAGGAGTGCATCAACTTCTATCCAAATATAGCCCAGGCTCCCGCGCTAAATCAGGAGACTCTGTTTGGCACTCCTGGTTTAGAACAGGTGGCTAGCGCCAGTGATTTAGATAATTGCAGGGGCGCTCATGTAATGAATGGCGTTCCATATTTTGTGATTGGCGATCATCTTTATAGTATGGCAGATGATTACACTCTTACGGAGATTGGATTTATAACTGGAGGAAGAGACAGGAGAGTATCAATAGCTGACAATGGAACCCAGATGCTAATCATTGTTCCAGCCTCCACTGGATATATCTACAATCACACCACAGACACTTTAAGCAAGATTACTGCTTCTGGCTTTAGAGCTAACGGAAATCCCCAACAGGTTGTGTTTATTGATGGTTACTTTTGTTTAACAACGGATTCAAAGAAATTCATAGTAAGTGCATTGAATGATGGAACTTCGTATAACGCGCTAGATTTCGGAACCGCAGAATCTGACCCAGACGATATTGTTGCTCCGATAGTCTTCAAGAATCAATTATTTATTGGTGGATCTCAGACGATTGAGGCTTTTCAGAATGTTGGCGGTGCTGACTTTCCGTTTCAGCGTACTGGATTGTTTCTAAGCAAAGGCATATCAAGTCCATTCAGCGTTCAGGCGATAGAGGATACGTTTGTTTTTGTCGGAGCAGGCGCTAATGAGTCACCCGCGATTTGGGCTCTTAGCGGTAACACTGTAGTCAAGATATCTACTACTGCAATTGACAAAGAATTAAGTGCTCTTACAGAGGATCAGGTAACAGACATTTATTCTTGGGCATACGCTGACAAAGGGGCTTACTTTGTAGGCTTTGCGCTGCCTGAAACCACTTTAGTGTATGACGCTATATCTAAGCGGTGGCATGAGCGTAAGTCTTTTGTTAATGAATCTCTGGGCGCATACAGGGTAAACGCACTTGTCAGGGCTTACAATGAGCTTTGGGCTGGGGATTTTGTAGATGGCCGAATCGGCAGGGTTTCTCAAAATTTTTATACTGAATATGGAAACAATATTCTTAGGACTATTGTAACTCAGCCTTTTCAGAACAACATGGAGTCGTTTGTCTTACCAGAGCTTGAACTGACAGTTGAAAGCGGTGTGGGTAATTCTTCTGCAGTTGACCCAAAAGTAGGCTTAGAGCGCTCTACAGATGGTAAGATATGGTCAGATGCCAGATACAGGAGTATCGGAAAGGTTGGCGAGTATAACCGTAGAGTAATGTGGAATCGCAATGGCAGGGCATCGAGGTTTGAGCTTTTTAAATTTACGATTAGCGAGCCCGTCAAGCCAGTATTTATTCAGATGACAGCGGATATAGTGGTGACGCAATGAGCTACAGGCTGAATGCAGCTCAACCGATTGTGGATGTTAATGGCACGATGGAGCAGCCCTTCAGACAGTTTACGCAGGAAGCGGCTTTATCTATACCGATAACGGGTGCAGGAAGCCCGGAGGGTGTAGTTGAGGCGGTACAGTTTAGTTTATATCTCGACACCACTGGGAGTGCGGGATCAATTCAATACAGAAAGATGCAGCCAGAGATCGGCGGTGACCGTACTCGTGGCTGGATAGCGGTTTAGGAGAACACTATGGACCCTATTTCGATTGGACTAGCTTTAGCAGGCGCTGGCTCTGGAGCTTATGGCGCTAGGCAGCAACGCAAATCCGCTCAGGCTCAAACAGAATCCTCAGAGCGTATGCGCCGTGAGGCTATGCAGGCCATTCAGAGCTTCGGTCAGCAGGCATTGGCTCCGTTAGCTCCTGCGTTTCAAAGATCTCAGGATATCCGACAAGAAGGCGTAAACAGGGCTCTTGGTTTGGCTGGCTCAATGTTTAGACCGCAACTAGAACAATTTCGGGAAGGTAACTATATGGCTCAGCAACGAATCGCTGAAGCTGTTCCTTTTCGCTTGTCAGCTCTTCTTGGAACTGGATCTTTGGGATATATGCCGCAGGCTCAGAATGTCGGCGGTCAACTAGATTACAGTGTGCTTGATCCTCTTATGAATCCTGAGCCTATGCAATTCACTCCTGTGCCGGGTGGTCAGGCAAATATGCAGGCATCCGCTCCGGCTGATCAAATGCAACAAGCGATACTTCGTTATCAAGGAATGATTTCATGAGCTTGAACCGAGGAAAGCTAGAAAATACAGAAGGCGTAAGAGAGGCTGAGTTTGTTGTACTTGACTTTATCCGCTCGACTCCAAACGCAACGATTCCTGAGATCGCTAGACTGATTGATGATGTCGGTGCTGATCTTAACTACCTTGCTGGTGAATTAGGAATTGATCCTGTAATTTTAAAACAGGCTTATGATGATTCAATCGTAAATGCTCCTCCAATCCAGCAGGTGATTGAGAAGCAGATTACATCTCAGCCAATTGTGCCTCCACAAGCTCCTTTGACTGACGTTATTACAGTAGACCCGCCATCATCTCCTGATGAGCCTCCTCCAGATGGAACCATTACGGTAGATCCAGGAGCGTCCAATGCTACTGATGTCCCTAGAAATACCTTAACTGGCGGTCCCGCTGGCTCTCCTCTGCCAGTTGGGTTAGGCGCATCAGAGCGGGCAATCCTAGATGCAGAAGAAAAGGCAAGGCAAGACCTGTTGACAACCTACGGGATCTCAAGACAAGACCTTCAGAGAGGAACTACGGGAGCCTCTAGGGCTTTGAGCGGTGGAATAAATGAAGCGAGAGGCGATATTAGGGGTGGGTTTGGAAGAGCCGAGTCCATGTTTACTCCTTATGGGCAGGCTGGGCAGCAAGCCCTGCAGCAGCAATTAGCTTTATCTGGCGCTCTGGGCGGTGAGGCATTCCAGCAGGCTTACCGTGAAAGCCCACAGATGAAATTTTTGAGAGAGCAGGGGGAAAGGGGCATTCTTCGCACAGCAGCCGCCAGGGGCGGTCTGGGTGGCGGTAACGTGATGAAAGAGATAGCCAAGTACGGCACTGGATTAGCTTCTCAGGATTTGCAAAATCAAATTTCAAACCTTCAGGCTTTGTCTGGCCAAGGGCTTACTGCTACTGGCCAATCAGCTGGATATGCTGCTGGTGGCGCTCAACAACTTGCTCAATTAGCTCAGCAGTTAGGAGTCCGTGAGGCCGATTTACAGCAAACTCTAGGAGCGGCCCAGGCAAACATTGCTCTTGGGCTGGGTACTCGCGCATCGGACCTGTCTCAAACTATGGGAACCAATATTGCCGGAATGAGAACTCGCGCAGGTGAGCAGGCAGCAAGGATGTTTGGTGAGGTCTCTCAGGGTTTGTCAGGATTGCAAAGAGAACAAGGCTCAAGAACTCAAGATTTAATTGCAGGTCAGACTGATTACATAAATACATTAACTCAAGCAGCAGCGGCTGGTAATGCACAAGCGCAGACAGAATTGGCACGAATGCAGGCCAACATCAATATGGGTATAGGTAGCAATCTAGCGGGCGTAGCACCGGCGCAGTTTACTCCTCTGCCTAATATGGCAGGAAGCATAATAGAGGGAGCTGCGTTGGGTATTGATCTTGCTGAAGCTTACGGAGCCAAGCCCACGGGTGGAGCTCCAGTATCAACATCGCAACCAGCCTATTTGGCTCCAAGTCAAATAAATATGTCAGCGTTGCCGGGAGGCACATATCAAAATTATGGATTTAATAACCCGTTGAGTAATTTGGGCGGTTGAGGAATTTAACAATGGCTGACAACTCTTCACTACTAGGCGGCAGAATGCCAACAAGGCAGGGCGGTATAGGTCTATCTACTGTGCTCAGAGGATTAGGCGCGGCTGCCACTGGTCAAGCTCCGCAGTTTCGGCAGCAGATGCAGGCTGAAGAGCAGAGACGCAGGCAGATGGCGATGCAGGACTTTCAGATGCAGGAAACGCTTGCTAAGTCTGCTGCTCAGGACGCTGTAAAAATCAGAGGTTTGCTGGGTGCTGGGAATGTGAACCAGGCTATCGAGCTTTTGCGAGACAGGGCTCAGCTAGAAAATAGGATTGGCGCATCTAGTGATGCAACGCAAAATCTCATACAGATGCTTATGAGCGATCCTATGTCTGTTATGCCATCGCTTGATTCCGCGATAAATAGCGCGTATCAGATTGGCCTAATACAATTGCCCGCTCTTTCTGAATCGGAAAAACTGCGAATGCAAGGTATGCAGGCAGATTGGAACGCTGCCAGAAACTCTATTGTTGACACAATGGAGGGAAACAACAAATTGGCTGCTGATGCCGTTACTGGTTTCAACAAGCTAGAATCTTTGTCTGGGTTTATCAAAAAAGCGCAAGACCCAAATGCAACTGATATGGAAAAACGATCTGGCAGACAGGCGGCGGCAACTATTCTTACGATTATGGCAAGGATGGCAAGTCCTGGAGTTGTGACTGATAGAGACTTTGCTAATCAGGCTGGAGGTCAGAGTCTTCAGGCTGGAGTCATAGATTATATTAGAAATTTAGGTCAGTCTGATCCTCAAGTTGCATCTTTACTTGCTTCGTTTGACCCAACAAATCCTGAACTGCTAGATGTTGATGCTCTGGTTGGACAAGCTAGAGGCTTAATTACTGGACAGGCTCCTTCAATCCTTTCGACTTATGCCTCTCAGAAACAAAGAGCGCAGGCTTACAATCCTAGTCGGACTTTTATGAGTGCTGAATTTGGATCGGATTCAGCGAGGAATATAAGGGACTTGATTAATGTTTCTTATGGTGATGACTTTGACTCAAGAGAGTTTTTTACAAACCCAACATCATACTTGGAAAGACAGATTCAAGATATGCCTGCCGTTGGGCCTAATACAACTGTTCCATCTCCAGCAGGATCGATTGGTGTCCTGCAATATGAAAGTGAAGCAGAAATGAATGCTGCCCTTCAGAGTGGGCAAATAACTGAAGCTGATGTTCCAAACATTACAGTAAAAGCGTCTGATGGAAATTATTACCCAGCAAGATTTAGGGATTGATATATGGCTCCCCAAACGAAGACATTAATAGCAGACACAAGTCAGGCTCCTGTTGTTACTAGCGTTCCTGCGCCTCTAAGAGAGATAGGCGAGCCTCAAAGAAGTCTTGTAGCTGATATACCTCTTACGCCCGAGCAGAAATCTGCAAGAGAACTGTACCCTACAAGAGTGGGCGAGGTACTCCCTGAAAGTGGAGTTGTTGCTCGCACAGGACTGGGTGCGCTTAGTGCTTTAACATTTGATCCAAACGAATTCGCACAGATATTAAAAGTTGCCGATCCTAGAATACAGGTAAGCACAGGGCCAAGAGGTGGTGTTTACATTAATCACCCTGAGAATCCTCAGACCTATGTTGTTAATAAGCCGGGTTTAAGTCTAGGAGATGTTTCTCAAACAATAGCAGCAATTACTGCGGCAACTCCTGCTGGTGTTGGTAGAACTGTGTTGACCAGAGCGGGATTAGAAGCGGCAACGCAAGCTGCAATAGAATTAGCCCAAAGTAAAGCTGGTGGCGAGTTTAATGTTGGAGAGGTAGCAATGGCTCCGATGTTTAGCGTTGCTTCAGATTTGCCCGGAGTGGTCTCTGCGGGAAGACAAGAATCCGCGATGAGGGGCCAGGTAGCCGGAACGCTTGAGGAGGGAGCAGCTCCTGAAATATCTCGCGTAGCAAGAGAGGCAACAACTGGGCGGGTTCCGCAAGCTGCTGAGCGTATGGTTGACGTTGTTCGACCTGATCCTGTTAGGGCCAAGGCTGTTCAGGAGCTAGGGTTAGAAGAAATTACTCCGGCAAGAATCGTTTCTCAAAATCCTCAGTACATTCAGGTTGAGCAGGCTGTGGCTCAGATTCCCGGCTCAGCAATGGCTAATTCGGAGAAGCAGTTTATAAACGAATTAGCTGCTAGGGCTGGAAACTTTATAGACGAGTTTGGAGGTAGCCGAGACTTAATCACCGTAGATGATCGCATCAAGAAAGAAATGAGCGATACGATGGACGGACTGAGAACTCAGTCTGATGCTCTTTATGCAAAGATTAGCGCAACAATTGACCCTAGAGCTAGAATAAGTAATTTGCGTCCACTTAGGGATGCGCTTAGGTCAAAGGCAATAGATGCCGGAGGTGTAAAAAATTTATCTCAACCAGAGCAGCAATTATTTAGAGAAGTGCAAAGATCAATGTCAGCAACAGGTAGAGCTGGTCAGATGACTTACACTCGACTTGATGAACTTAGGAAGAAAATAGGAGAGCAGTACGGAAGCGCATCGAGAGGTATGTTTGCTGGGGATGCTGCGTCTTTTCAGTTGGGCAGACTTTATGATGCTCTAACGGCTGCTCAAGATCAGGCTCTGAGAGATATAGACCCATCCATGTCCCAAGTATGGCAAACAGCGAAAGCGCTTGTTGCTGAAAGAAAGGGTCTTGAGGATATAGCCAAGAATGTTGCTGGCAGGAATATGGAAAGGAATATTGTTCCTCAACTGACAAGGGCTATGAATCAGTTATCTCAGGGAAACAGTCAACTGTTTAAGCAGGTTATAGAGGCCGTGCCAGAAAGCATGAGGCAAGAAGCCGTAGTAACAGCTCTTGGCGGTATTTTTACTCGCGGAGGTAGAACGAATGTCGAATTATCTCCAGGGCAATTTGCTGCCTGGTGGAATAAGATAAAGAGAGACGCTGGAGCTAGAAATCTTTTGTTTCAAAATCTTCCCACTGGCGGCGCAAGATATCTTAATAACTTAGCGTCTATATCAAAGGCTTATGCAGATGCAGCGGCGTCTGCCCCAAGAACTGGTATAACTAACGCAATGGAAATGATGAATAACGACAATGGATTCATCAGCAAGTTTTTTGGAGAAATACCTATAGCTGGTAAGTGGGTAAAATGGGTTCTGGATTCTGCCCCAGAAGATACTCTTAAAGCCGCGAGCCAAATGATGGGCGATCCAAGTTTTAAAAGAATTATTGTTAGGTCTGCAAGAGGGGAGCCTACAGATAGAGCCGAGGCTAGCTTTATAAAAAGCAAAATATTTAATAACTGGGCAAACACTGTCCCAGCCAATATTAGAGAAAGAGCATTAGCAGTAGGTTTGGCTAACTACTTTTTGAACAGTACAAGCGGTGATGAATAATGGCTAGATTTGGCGAGATAAACGCACAATACTTTGATGACGCTGGTGATCCGCTAGGTAGCGGTAAGATATATTTTTACGAGACAGGCACGACTACTCTCAAGACTACCTACAGCGACATCAACCAGACTATTGCCAACACCAATCCGGTCATCTTAACCGCGGCTGGTAGGCAACCAAACATATTCTTTAGTGGTACTGCTAAGGCGATACTGGTAGACAAGAATGATGTTCAAATAGTTGTGCGAGACCCGGTGGGGGCTACTGCGAGCATATTCGGTGATGAGTGGATAGCGACTAAGATATACAGCGCTGATGCCGTGGTGTTGGGAAGTGATGGACAATACTACCGATCCAAGGTTGCAGGTAATCAGAATAATAATCCGATATCTAGCTCAGGATTCTGGGGGCTCCTGTACTCTGTTCAATGGAACTCTGGGATCACTTATCAGGAAGGCGCTGTAGTCACTTATGACGGTGAGCAGTATCAGAGTTTACAGAACGCTAACCTGAACAATAACCCGTCTATCGTACCAACATATTGGACTTTACTGAGCTTTGCCTGGTTGTCCACCGCAACCTACGCTGACAATCAGAATGCCGTAGGTTCTGACGGTGTTTTGTATACATCTCAGCAGGCTGCGAATACTGGCAACGATCCTACAGATCCTGCTAATCGTCCTACTTACTGGGTGGGAACATCTGCGGATGCAGCAGCGAGTGCAGCGGCAGCAGCGGCAAGCGAAGCGGCAGCAGCAGCGAGTGAATCAGCGGCGGCAACATCAGAGTCTAATGCAGCAGCATCAGAATCAGCAGCAGCAGCATCTGAGACAGCAGCGGCAGCTAGTGAGAGCGCAGCGGCTACAAGCGAAACAAACGCAGCAGCAAGCGCCTCAGCAGCGTCTACTTCGGAAACCAACGCAGCGGCTAGTGAAACAGCAGCAGCGGCAAGCGCCAGTGCAGCCTCTACGTCTGAGACTAATGCAGCAGCCAGTGCTAGTGCAGCATCTACTTCTGAAACTAATGCGGCAGCGTCAGAGACAGCGGCAGCGGCCTCAGAGACGGCAGCAGCAGCCTCAGAAAGTGCAGCGGCTACCTCAGAGACTAATGCGTCTAACAGCGCCACGGCAGCATCTACAAGTGCGTCAAATGCAGCAACCTCTGAATCAAATGCGTCAGACTCAGCAGATGCAGCAGCAGCCTCAGCAGCCGCAGCCGCAGCAAGCTACGATGCTTTTGATGACCGCTATTTAGGCGATAAAGCCTCTGACCCTACACTAGACAATGACGGCAATGCTTTATTAACTGGTGCTTTATATTTCAACACCACTAGCGATGTCATGAAAGTCTATGATGGTTCTGCGTGGAACATCGCTGCCATCTCGTCAGCTTCGCCAACCTTCACAGGCACAGTCACCGCTGATGGGCTTACTGTTGATGGTGATGCTGTAATTAACGACACTATTCCTCAGCTTCAGTTAATGGAAAGTGACACTACAGACTTAAACTCTGTTATTAAAACAACAGCAGGACAGTTTAGGGTTCAAACTATTAATGATGCTGCAAATAGCACAACCAATAGATTTATTATAGACCACTCCACAGGAGACATCTCCTTATACGAAGACACCGGAACAACGGCTAAGTTCTTCTGGGATGCTTCTGCTGAGTCTTTGGGGATTGGTACTACGAGTCCTACCGACAAGTTACATATACATGAAAATAGCAGTTCCGGTTGTTGGACGCACTTTACAAACTCTACTACAGGAACAGATGCTCTTGTTGGAGCTAAAAT